TCATCGCACCCTAAGAAGATCAGCGTATCTCGTCGTGTACCTCGGCGATAGCATTTCACGCTTCATCTGCCACTGCTGCTGTATGCCCTGCCCAGCAAAGTAAAGTGTGCCCTTCCCGCGTTTAGCGTTCAACTGATCCAGCACCTCCATTAACTTGTCGCCACCGGCCCGCGGTGCGTTCTCGTCAAATAAATTGAGCTGGGCCACGCCTAGACTGAAAAAGTCTCCGAACATGATCCCCGCTTTCTGATATCGATGGCCATCCTTCCAGATTTTGTCCAGGCACTTTACCGCGGCGTTGATAATGTCGCGGGAATCCTGAGTGGGGGTGAGAAGCTTCATGGACGCACTGTTACCGTAATACGGCTCGTTAAGCGCAAAGGGAGAGGTTTTCACGAACGCAGAGATAAAGCGGCAGTACTGATGTTCACCCCGAAGTTTTTCAGCACCACGGCCGGCATAGCTGCAGATAGCCTGGCGCATCTGTTCATACTCAGTAACGCGTTCACCGAACGACCTGCTGCAAACAATCTCCTGCTTCGCTGGGGCATACTCCTCAAGATCGAGACAGGGTTCGCCGCGCAGCTCCCTGACCGTTCGCTCGAGCACGACATTAAAGTGTTTACGAATAATCAAAGTGCTTTGTTCTGAGAGGTCCAGAGCCGTTTTGATGCCCATAGCGTTAAGCTTTTTGCTTATGCGCCTACCGACGCCCCACACGTCCTCTACAGGCACGATAGCCAACAACCGACGCTGGCGATCGATATTGGATAAATCAACCACCCCGCCTGTCTGGCGCTGCCATTTCTTCGCTGCGTGATTTGCCAGCTTCGCCAGTGTCTTCGTCTGAGCAATGCCAACACCAACGGTCAAGTGTGTACGCTTCAGAACTGTCGCGCGGATCTCCTTGCCGAAATCAGTCAGGTCCCGGCAGTTGCGAACACCAGTCAGGTCACAAAAAGCCTCGTCAATGCTGTAAATTTCCACGCGAGGACTCATTTCCTCCAGCGTAGTCATCACCCGGTTCGACATATCAGCATACAGCTCATAGTTGCTGCTGAAGCAGACAACGCCAGCGCGCCGGAACAGATCTTTCTGCTTAAAGAACGGCTCACCCATCGTAATTCCAGCAGCCTTGGCCTCTGCTGATCTCGCGATTACACAACCATCGTTATTAGAAAGAACAACTACTGGCCGCCCCCGCAGATCCGGTCTGAAAACCGTCTCGCATGATGCATAGAAGGAATTCACATCAGAGAGCGCAAACATACTTCAGCTCGCCGATTTAACGATGAAAGTCACGACGCCAAAAACGTCAAGGGTATCTTCACTGCCCACAATGATTGGGCTGTAAGCGCTATTCATTGGATTAAGCTGGACAGTCGGTCGAAGCTGCAGGCGTTTTACTGTGAACTCCCCTTCGACTGCGGCGATCACGATATCTCCATGATCTGCTGTGATGGAACTGTCCACGACCAGCAGATCACCATCGCCGATTCCCGCATCGATCATCGAGTCCCCGGCAGCCTTCAGGAAGTAGGTTGAACTCGGGTGCTGGATCATCAATTCATTGAGATCGATACGTTGCTCGACGTAATCCGCTGCCGGGCTGGGAAAATCGATACGGTGGCTGCGCTCGTAACCGGAGGTCGTTTTCCCCGTAACGCTGGTATTGAGCACGGTCTGCCATGTGCCGCCGTCTGTCTGCAGGTCAATCGCGTAGTTGACCGAGTAACCGACGAGATCACCGTCATTCTCTTGCTTAAAAAGAGACGGCCATCTCAGGCGCATGCGAACAGCTGATAATTGCGTGTTGGTGAAGGTACGCGTCCAGGCCGTTTCACATGAGACTTCATTGCCCACACTGATTTCATTTTCGGTTCCGGGAATACCCTGGATGTATTTCTGCGCCTGCGTACCCGAACGAAACTCCCACATTACGCCGCTGAAATTTTGTGAACCGTCTGCGTTCTCAAGCGCAGTACCATCCAGATAAATAACCTTCCCAGTGCGGTGACCAGCGAACTCACCTTCGCCAAGTGCGATGAGAAGTTTAGCCTTTGCTACAGATTGCAGATCGTCCGGTTGTTCGGTCGGTGTTCGTGAGCTGGAGCTGCCGCCTTTACTTCCTCTTATTAATTTTGACATGTAGCACCTACTAAAAGGCATGAATAATGCGTACTTCCTTTATATTGATCATCAAGGAATTGGAAAGTTTAAATCTGCAAAAAGTTTTTCTTCTTTCACATTAGTATATTTAGATAACTGAGTGTAATTAGGCTTCCCGTATGGCTGTTTTATTTTAACATCAAACTCACTATCAACAGCCGCCCTTGTTAATCCTACACTTCTCCCTAAGCAGGACAATTCAATATTGCTTTCAGCAATTGAGGGGAATTCATGAGCGAATGAATAAAATTCAACAATGAGATGATCTATTAAGGACAGCAACTGTTCAGTCTCATATAAATAACGTGCAAATAAATCATTCGGAACAGCATTTAAAATATTCGTATCATCACCGCTTTTCTTAAAATGATTATAATGCGGTTCAACAATACTTCGTAGTTGAACATCCATATTAAAACGACTTTCAATCAATTCAACTGCGCACTTGTAGTTTATCAAAAAATTACTTATTCTTTTAATGTTCCTCCAAGTATTTTGGACTTTTTCAGGTGAAGGTCGTTCAATTTCATGACCCAAAATTTTGAAGTTTATAAAATCCCTTACCCGCTTCATTCTACTTCGGTTTGCTGTAGGTACATCCTTGATAAAAGAAAGCAAAGACAAATCAAAATCTATTGGCTTTATATCATATTTCAATGGTGATATTCTCATAGCTCTTATAATCGGATGCGACTCTTCTATATGAATATAAGAAGACTTAAACGAGTTAAGTAAAGTTGAAGCTTCAAGCACCTTTAAAATAAGTTTATTAGCAACCTTGCAGTTAGCCACTTCTTCTTTTGAAATCTCATGCCTTTTAGTAAAATAATAAGCAGAAACCCCACCCATGAACGCTGAAAAGAAAGACATAGTTATTGGAAATATATAGTCTTTAAACCAATCAGAGTCCTGCTTTAGGCTCAGAATTGCTGCTGCTATAGAAATCGCACGGTCATCCACAAAAAACTCCTAAAATAAAATTATTTAAAGCTTTTCTTCAATATAAATTCCAGCGGATATTATAGCTCCGCCAATGCGTCGCTTGCCATAGAGAAGTGGTACCGGATTACCCTGAGCTGTGGTGTTAGTGACACCGCCAAAGGCGTAGCTAGCTTGGTTATCTGCTGACTGCTTACTGGCGAGGCCCGCCGTCTGCGGCGACATCATTTGTACTACGCCGCCGATCATCATCGCAGCACCGAACTTCGCTACCCCATAACCTGCCGCTGATAGCGTGCCAGCAGAAAAGTAACCAATCGCAACGCCGACGACGACCAATACCGCACCGAGTATCGTCTGGAATGCGCCAGCTTTTTTGCTACCAATGATTACTGGCGCGATACGGATATCATCGCACCCTTTATCCATATCGAGCTCATCAGAAATTAGGTTGCGTTTCCCACTGAAAACAGCGTAAGTCAGGCCCCGCTGCTTACTGGTATTCAGAAAGCGCTCGAAGCCGGGAACAATCACGCAGAGTGCACGGATGGCCTCTTTGGGTGATGCGACTGAGAGCTTATATTCACGGCCAAAGGTAGCGCCGAGGATGCCATAAAGCCGAATTGTTCGGGCAGGCTCTTTATTGAGTAACGCCGTCATATTAACTCCATAAAAAAAGGCCGCCTAAGCGACCTTAAATTTATTTATGAATTTACTTAACTTTCCACATTCTATATTGCCCCCAGAAACCAACTTCTGCCACATATTCTTGTGGCGTGCCGTCGGCAACGAGATCAAGAGTTTTTCGCATACCCATGCTTAGAACATTACATTCGTTACTGACTCGTAATTTATGAGGACCATCAGTTAAATAAGCTGTAACGAATTGATTCTGTCTTAGAAGGGCGACATCTTTATCATCGATAGCAACCAGGAACTTACACATTCCTCCACTTCCGCCACCAATGAATTGTTTATTTCGTGTAACAGTAACCTTTGTCTGCTGTGTATCAGTTTTGGGTGTTACGATTTCTTGATTTAGTATCTTTTCTGCCTGCCCATAAGGACGTGCACATCCTGCCAATGTAAGAACAGCTAAAATAATTAGTAGTTTTTTCAAAATCTTATTCCCATTAGTATTGTTCGAATTAATCCTAACATGTAAATAAGTATCTTGAAAATCAATAACTAACACATTGAGTCGCGTTAGTTGGAGTATCTGTCCCCATCAGACTTAAAACGAACTATCTTCATTGTTGTTCGCTCCCGCCAGTACCCGCCATAAGGCACACGCTGGCTGAGGTGGCCGTACAGATGATGAAGTAGCATATTCCCTTCAAGCAAGATGCCGACATGATTCCACTTATTGGCCTGTACCTGCATGATCACCATATCGCCAGCCTGCGGGGGACCGTCAAACTCGCGGAAACCACATTCATACCAGCATTCCTGATAGAAATTGTCCGAATAACTGTCCTCCCACCACGGATAATCCACACGATAGTCGGTCAACTCAATGCCATGGGTTTGGCGAAAATAGCTCATCACAAGCCCCCAACAGTCGTCACGCCCAGAACAAACGGACGCCCCACTAGCGGCAACTCACCACGCGGTTGAATGGTACACAGATCCCCTTCAGGCCAACTCACGATATGCCAGGGCAAAAGCGTCGCGTCACACTGAGCTTTATCCAACTCGCTTGGTTGAGTCGTAGCGTCAGGATGGCTATGAACTATGGCAATCACCGTTCCCCAATCTTCAGCTTCAGCGTAATCCTCAGGTGAAAGATGGAATTGCTCCATCGGCTCAGCCGAGAAGTTACGGCACGGGAAATAGCGCTCCACTCTGCTTTTCTGTCTTCAGGCTGCTTAGCCCCTTCTCTGCCTTCAGTCTTTGCCGTCTCTTCTTCGAACTCGACAGCATCACGCCACTGGTAGTGATGACCGAAGCCCCAGCAGTAACGGCAGGCGCCGCGGCGATATTGGGAGAGCTGGTTGGCGTCGAAGGTGGCGAGTTGCCACATCTGCGCGAGGACTTCATCGGCATCGGCAAGCGTGCGCGCAATGGAGGCTTTCTGCTGCTGCGCAATAGCCTGCGCAACGTTAGGATTCGCTATGCGCTGGCGGCCATAGTTCGGGTCACTATAGCCAGCCCGCTCTGCGGCTGCCGTAGCGTTCTGATCCTTGAGATACTCAGCAATGAAGAGTTTTATCTTCGGGCTGAGGCTGCTGTTTACCAGCTCTTCTGCGCATTTTTCAGTTTGCGCATTGCTCACTTTCTTCTGCGCATTTTTTTGCGTACTTTGCGCAGTAGGCTTTTTAATATATCGACGGGCGCTTGCGTAATTCAGTCCCTGCGCTTCACACCACTCCTTCGGTGATACGCCGGTTGCGGCATGTTCGGACAGGAACCGTTGCTGAAGCTCGCCCCAGTCCGGTTTTGCCATATTTACTCCAATAAAAAAGCCACCAGTAAATGCCAGTGGCTATGAAGAATACTATTGGGGGTTAACTTTCGAGAATCTGCTGAAGGTTCATTGGGAACGGCACACCAGGCTCTTTACGGAGTTTCTCGAGCCTTACGAGAATATCGCGCTTATCTTGCTCGTTACCCTGAGCATAATATGCCTTAACAACCCTGATAATTTCATTAGCAGTTGAAGATGAACCGACACCTGATGATCCTTCAAACATACGCAGAGCACTATAGATAGCCATGTCTAAATTTTGATGCATGCTCTCTCCCTATTAATTACAAGGTGTTTCCTACTTAAGTTATCCTTAATTAAGGCTACAAAAGCCGCCTTGATACAGGCAACTCGTAGACACCAGCACTATTTTTTTATGGCTGCCTGAATTGCGTCTGCAAGTTTTCCAATGCGCTCGGCAGCTTGGTCTAAATCGCTATGCATTACACCGCCTCCTGAACTAGCTGAGGCCCTAGCTATCTCAAGTGCAGCCTGAACTGCTATTAAGCGCTGCGTTTTTTCGTCAGTCTGAATTGCACCACTTTTGAAATAATTTTCCAGCATAACAATTCCTTTCCTGACCCAGCCACAATGGAGGGTTTCACTACAAAAGTTGGGGCGAATCTAAAAATCTCAAGTGCATAAAATTTTTTTCAACACTTAAGAGGCGATACAGGATGTATGTCGCATTTATGCAAACCAGATCATTGCGCTGCGCTTATAGTTCAGCAATTCTTGAACGGATGTCAGGTTTTTGGGCGAGGTAACGCGCTTAGACCGCTAATCGTACTGCGTCCAAATAGCCGCTTGCGTGGCGTTTAAATCGATGAGGTACTCGCGACAGAACGTCTCTTGCTTGTCGCTGACTGCCATACTAATAATCTCACGAGGTTAGTCTGTGTCTATTTACTATCATTTTCATGCTATTCCATTAGAGGCAGGTAGCATTATCCTTCCGGGTAACTGGGGAAGAATGCTTGAAACATACACAACAGCAGATATTAATTATATCCTTGCTAGAGAGCAGACATACGAGATGGTTAGGCTTCAATCTTTTAACCATCTCCCTAGTCGACTAAATTGCGTTTTCCTTTTCGAAGATATCAATAGTGCATTAAACTCCTACCATCATTTCCCACGATGTTTATTGTCAGAAATTGAACTTGTTGACCCCTCGCAACCCATACATAAAGGTGATATGGGGCTAGCGGATTCGCCGAATTCACCAACTCCATACAAAAAGGCAATTGAAGATCGAGCACAAGGATTCTGGTCAGGCAATAATATTACTGGGTCCGTAATGGAGGTTATTACTTCATCACCAGTGAGAATTGTCAGAACGTTGCACAAATCTCACTTTCATATGCTTGGATTGGCTTAATTGACAGTGTGAGCCAAGAAGATAACTAATCAGGTTTAAATGTGGCGTTCACCACGGGCACAACGTGGAACTGGTCAACGCTATCCGGTCGGACGTAACGCCACTCACCTGTATCAGTTGCCAGAGCCACAAACCCGTTAACGATTTCAGGCTGGCTGCGTTTCATTAGGCCGGTGAAGGCTTCCTTCGATGTGGTGGTAATAGTGATTTGGCAGATGTCGGACATTGAGAGCCTATTTATCCGCTTATGGGGATATTTCCATTGCGTTAGGTCTGCCTGTAGTGATGGCAATAAAAAACCGCCCGTAGGCGGTTCGATTAAGACAGTGTATTTCTGTGTTTTTGAAGACTATCATGGATAGTATTTTCAAAACCTGGAGCCATTTCCGTCCTGACGGGTTGATTGAACCCTGACGGATACTTTTTATTGTATTCCTCTCGGGTAATCTGAAAATCATCAATCTGCGCCACCAAACTTGGATGGGAGATTCCTCGCTGTTGGTCGTCGAAAACCTTCACTTGGTAGGTATCATCGTTGAGTTTTATAACATCGTAACGAATAAGACGAGCGTCTGTTTTGCAGTTGATGTAGTAGGTCTTCACGTCGTAAATCATTATTTTATCCATTATTGCATGTGTGAACCTTCATCACGGTGACACTTTTACCGTTATCAAGGCCCCATTGAGCCACTTTGTAGTGGCAATAACAAAACCTCCCGGAGGCGACCTGAGAGGCGTGAGCATTGCTCACCCGTTATCCACCCAGTCGCCGCCCTTGGCTGCGTCATAACCGATTTTCTCGGACATGAACTCTATGGCCTGAAGCAGAGCTTCGCTTTTGTAGTTGTTCTTCATAGTAAGCCGCCACATCTCGTGAACAATATGGGCAGGCGTTTTAATGCGTCGAAGCGCAACAACGATTTCTGAATCATATTCGTCGATAACAATTAAGTCGCCGTCATCATCTACATATGCAAGCTGCTTCTCACTCATGGTGTGTCCTCTGCTTGTTGGTAGCAGACTGAGTGTAGCGCAAGGCTGAATAACCATTAAAAAAGCCACTCGAAAGTGGCCTTCGTTGCTCGAAGTATACAGATTGATCAAATTGCTGGAGTGCGCCCCGTTTGCTCGGATTCAACCTTCACCATATGCATGTAAATGGTGTCTATCAGTTGCTGTCTGTATGCAGAAAAATCCTGGCCATTATTCATCATTTCGGTGTAATCAGAACCATCTATTACCGGGAAATTGTAAGTTTCCGACTGTCCATCGGGATATCGTGCCCAGATAACAGAAATCATATCCCCTTGGCGATTGTACACTGCATCAACAAACATCCCTCCGGCATAGGATCTAACCAGTCTACGGGTCTCGTTCAAAACATCACCAATAAAATCTTGGAAAATCATGTTACCCCCCCTTTTTTATGCGTATTTGAGAGTAATTTTATGGGGGTGAAATGCTAATATTCAAGCATCAAATTTACATGTTTCGTTTGCGTTCAAACTTTCTAATTCCCGCCTTGTCCAGATTGCACTGCCCCAGCGCCGTATAGAGCTGAGCGTTTAACTCCAGACTTGCCTGCCACGTGAACGGGGCCACTATTCCGGGGATCGGCGTGTCTGCGGTCAGCTCAGCGCTTATCGGTACCACCGGGGCCGGAACGTAAACTGTCTGCGTATTCCCGCAGGCTGTCAGCAGCGGCAGAAGGAACAAGCTGGTTAGCACACGGTTCGCCTTCAAGCGCCTGCCTGATGTAGACAATTCGCGTCTCGCCATTTTGAGCCAGTTCGTTTTTTGCATTCTGGGTAGCCTGTGAGATGTCACGGAGGAGGTTCATCGCTGTGATAACGTTGTTGGTGATCGCTTCTGAGGTGTTGGCCCGGACCGTAGCTTTATCACGCTCGTCTTTATAAATGCTGGCGTTGTCGCGGTAGTGGTTGATCGCCCATGCCATGGTAACCAAAAAACAGATGAACGCTGCAGTGGTAACTGTTGTGATTCGACTCATTACTCTATCCCCCAGCACGCCAGCGCGCTTTCCTGATCACGCCGTTCAACCTGGCCAAAGCAGCCGTTCTTTTGGCCTTTTGTCAGCCGGCAGTCACGCCCGCCATCTTTAATCCACCAGCGGATGGCCTCGCATGCACCTTTAAGGTCACCAGCGTTGATGCGCTTGTAGAACGTCGAAGGAAAACACTTACCTGGGCCAATGTTGTAAGGGCAGAATGAAGCGATCCCGGCCTTCTGCGGTTCGGTCAACGGCACTTTAATGTTGCGATCAACCCATGCTAGAGCTTTGTCGCGTTCGATGGCGTTTACTTCGTTGCATTTGGTCTGCGTCAACTTCATACCCTGCACAACGGGTTTACCGCCAACCACTGTGGCGCCGCGGCAAATCGTCCAGATCCCGGAGCCATCTTTATACGCCGTCGTGCTGTTGCCTTCTTTCTCATTGAGAAACTGGTCAAGGATGACAGATGCCGGCGCGCCTGCCAGTACAAGCCCCAGGACGGCAGCGCTCAACTTTGCTCTGGTTCCCATTATTCCTCCGCCTTTTTTAGAACTTCAACAACAACGCTTGCAGCTGCTGAACGCTCATGCGGAGGTTTGTCACTCACGCCCTTGAGATAGTCGTCCACCATTTGGGTGCGTTTCTCATCCTCTATGCGTTTGCGGTATGCATCGATGCGCCCGCTGATGTATGAAATCAGTGAAATAAGCAGACCTGCCGCACCAAAGAACATGAACACCAGATCCTGCGTGGTAAACCCAATGGCTGACGCCAGAGCTGCTACCCACGCAAAAAACTGCGTGAAGATGTTCCCTGAATCATTCATTTTCATGGTCTCTCACCTCGCTCTTTGCGGGTGTAATTTGAGGTATAAAAAAAGGCCGCTTTCGCGACCTACGTCTATTCCCCTGCCAGTAGCCTGACCTCACTCACCGTCTGATTGAAACGGTCAGCCTCCAGTTCCACTCCAATCGCCCTGCGCCCCAGCGCCAGTGCTGCTTTTACAGTTGAGCCAGACCCCATAAAGAAGTCAGCTACCACATCACCGGGTTTACTGCTGGCAGTTATTATCTGCTGCAGCATGTCTGCAGGTTTCTCGCATGGGTGTTTACCGGGGTAGAACTGGACAGGTTTATGAGTCCAGACGTCGGTGTAAGGGACGTTTACTGTCACAGAGAATTGCCGCCTAAGGGCTTTGAACTCTTCAAGCAGCTCTGAGTATTTACGGTTCAACGAATGCCATGACGCCACGAGTTGATTGTGTGGTTTGTCGAGATCGCTGTTCTGATGTTTGATCTCCGCAATCTGGCTAAATAGGGCCTGAAGCTTTTCGTAATCGGCCTCGTTAGGCAGTTGCCACTGGCTGGCACCAAACCAGTGGGACACCATGTTTTTCTTCCCTGTCGCATCGGCAATTTGTTTTGACGTTACGCCAAGGGCTGAGCGGGCATTACGGAAGTAATCAATCAGCGGTGCCAGAACAGTCTGTTTCGCGCTGTTACGCTGGCCTGCATATTCATCCGGCTTATACGGGCCTGGGTAATGTTCGGCAAAAATAATGCGCTCAGTCGCGGGAAAGTAAGCGCGCAAACTCTCTTTGTTGCAGCCATTCCAGCGCCCGGAAGGTTTCGCCCAGATAATATGGTTGAGAATGTTGAAGCGATTGCGCATCAGCAATTCGATATCAGCCGCCAGGCGGTGGCCACTAAAAAGGTAAATGCTGCCGTTTGGTTTCAACACTCGCCAGAACTCCCCTAGGCATTTATCAAGCCACGCCAGGTAGTCCGCATCCCCGCGCCACTGATTATCCCAATCTTCGGGTTTAACCCTGAAATACGGTGGATCTGTGCAGATGAGGTCAACGGTGTTGTCGGGAATTTGAGAAAGAACGTGGAGACAATCAGCGTTGAACAGCTCAACACTGTTTATTTTTACAGTATTTTTCATAGATCAGTAAGCGGGTCTCTGGTAGGCTCACTGTGCTTTAGCGCTAAAGCGGTGGGCCTTGGTTCGCTTGTGACCTCTATGCATGAGCAAATGGCTGGCTGGGTGCTTCAACACCTACCAGCCGCCCATTTCCACAACAAAAAGCCCCCATCACTGGAGGCGCTTGTAACATCCAAACTGGTAATCAGATAACCCGGCCATCACCAATTGCGTAAGTATTAACTGGCAACGTTCTCGAGTCAGATGGGTATTCTGTGCAATCTCTCCAGCCGTGGCTGGCTTATCGCTGAGTTCATTGAAAACTGCCCTTGCCGTTTCGTTCATATCCTTCTGATTTAGCATGTCTTTTAATCTTTTTAAGTTACGTGACATACAGATAACTCTGGTTGCCCAGGGCAGCAAGAACTCTTTACGAAGGCATAAAAAAAGCCCCGCGAGGTTAACCGCAGGGCTTTAAACGAAGGCAATAACCCATCGTTGGACCAAAATTAACACAGTTTCGGGAAAAGTAAATAGCTTACGATAAAATATCGCACTACTTTGTTATCTGCTTCAGCTGCTCATCAGCCCACGCTTCTTCGATATCAAACTTGGAGATGAGCTGATCGTAGAATGGCTTAACGGACTTCCTCCAGGAATCCAGGCTGATTGCATCCGTTATCTGGCAGACAGCTGCATGAGCCTGAGTTGATGGAATCCGTTCGTAGCCCCTGCCGTTACAACGCTTACAGTTCGCCAGAACCGGTACACCCTGCTTCTCAGTCAGTTTCTTATCGACGGCCTTACCGCGCCCCTGGCAATCGTTGCAGGCGCAGCTAATGACTTTCTTACCGTTGCAGGCTGAGCAGATAACCCGAGCCACCTCTTTGACCTGCCGCTTAACTTCAAAATCGCTCGGGGATTGCTTAAGGTCTTTAGCGAACTGGGGGAGTTTCATGGTGTAGTATGATTTCATCGTGAACACATCGGCCTCGATAAAGCCTCTTCCAGAACAGCACTCACACGGCTTTACGCTTGCAGCGCTGCGCGAATAATCTTCGAAAGCAAACATGGCCAGCTGTCGCATAACCAGTGCTTTGATCCCGTTATCCAGCTTACGCAGCGCAGCAACCTTGTCGCATTTGGCTAGCGCGTAGTTGGCCAGAAGGTCGATCGCCCTTTCCCGGTCATTGTTGCTTATGCCCATTTTACCGAAGAAAGCACTGTAACCCATCGCAGCCCATTCCTGCGTCATGCCCATAGCGGCCATGATATCCGTGCCGGTCAAAGAATCTGAGGCAGTTGCGCGCGGAGAATCGCTGATAAGCGTGGATTTTGCGAAGTGGTATTTCACTATGTTTTCAAGATTCATGCAGCAGCTCCTGCCATGTGGTAAATGCGAATAAAGTTGTGAAGGATGCAATAGTCCACCAACACCGAACCGGGGCGCCGATAAACGCGGAGACGCTGCCAACGTATGCGGAATATTTCGACCAGCTCTGGACTCATGGGGCCTCCAGTTCTGTAATAGTCAGTTCAAGACGCCCACCTTTCACGATCGGCATTTTCACAACGCGATAATCGACCACCTGACAGTCATCCAGCCAGAATCCCGCCTTGGTTAGAGCGTCGAATGCAGCTTTCTGCAGGTTATCCAGATCGCGGCGCCGGCGGTCAGGTATGTGGCATTCAATACGCATTTTGAGCGGTGCGGCCGTGCTGATATTCAGCAGACTTTTGCGAACAATAATGGCCACGGCGTTCCGGTAGGCGACGCCTTCGGCGCTTATATGCGTACGCCCTCGGTTGTGTCGGTAATAGCGATTGTTGCTCGGCGGCCAGGGCAAAGTGATTTGATATGTCTTCACTCTTACCCCCACATCCGGTTCCGCCATCGACGATCGGCGCGCGGTGGATTTTTGCTTTCCGGCAGCCGGGCGCTGACAGTCCAGGTGATGTAATCGGGGTTAAGGCTACGTTCGACGCACACACCACGGCGCTGGTATTGAGCCAGCAGTTCATCTGCTTGCTCTGTACTGCATTGGGTATGATGGAACCACGTAAATTTCATCCCCATCACCCCGCGAAGCCAAGCAGCTGCGCGGCGACATTCTCGGCTTCGTCCCTGTTGCGGAATGAACGAGACAGAATCCAGCGCCAGAGAACGTCCAGCGCAGCCTTGTAGAGCTGCTGGTACTCGATTTCGTCCATGTTGGCGAAAGATATGCTGCGAGGATGTTTGCGGAGTGTACCGTCAGGCAGTTGAATGGCGTCGAAGTGCCCTGCTTCGACGATTACCCAAGACCGGTAAGCGTCGAATGATTTGCAGAGACTGATGCCATTTGTGACGCGGCGATTGGCGACCTGCTCCAAGTACTGCTCAGCAGCATCGATGAGCGCGCTTTCATTCCCGGCGTATGATGCGAGGAATTTGGCGTAACCCGTAATGAGCCTTCGCTCGTTACTTGAGATGGTGCCGCCGGTTGGTTCCCAGTATTCAAAGCCCAGATTAAGAAGCGCGAAGAAGCGCCGGTGGAATGCCGGGTTACGGATCCGTTTGAACTCAGCAACCAGAACGTCGCCGAGCTTAATTTTTGATTGCAGAATATCGCTGGTCTCGGGTGTGGCCGGGATCAGAATTCCTGAGTGATGCTTAATGAGTTGTAATTCGTGCGCCATGGGATCCTCCGTGGCGCATCAGGCTGTCAGTTGTTCAGGCCGACAGTGGTATTATGGTCAAGTGATTAACGTTAATCAACGTAAGTCTGTTCAGCAATATCTTCCTAACATCATCTGACCTCGGCTATCATACCTATCAACCATTTAAGTATTACCCACACACATCAACTATAAATTTGCGAGCATGAAAATGTTAAAATTACCTAACAAGCTTCCTTCTGAAGATAATAATGCTGGCGTGGAAGCTAAGCGCATGATCATTAGAGAAATGGAATCTCTTTTCGGGAGTCGCGATAACACATTCACTATTGATGACAGCATCGTTTATCATAATGGCTCCCCTAGGGTTTGGACATATGATAAAGAAAACAAAAAATGTAAAGTCATGCTAAGCAATGGTTGTCTGACTTATTGGCCCTGTTTTGTTTATGAGATGGCACATGAGTCCATACACTTGCTGAATCCTCAGCCTGTAGCAGCCTCTTATCTTGAGGAAGGAATAGCAGTTTGGTTTTCCGATTACATGATAGAAAAGTACGGTTACGAAAAGCACTATCCAAAAGGTGATTATAAAAAAGCTCTCGAGCTCGTTGCGTTAATAAAAGATACCCCTCCCAATATTGTAAATAAAATCAGAGAAAACTACCCTAACCTGACGAATATATCATTTGCAGAGCTAAGGCGTCTTTATCCGACCTTAACAATCAAACAAGCTAAAGCTCTAACAAGCATTAAGGAGTAGAGTGATGCGCCGGTAATTCTCTAGCGCTTTTAACCTGCGAAAAGATCATGTCCACTTCGGCAGGCCATACTGTTTCAGGAACAAATGGGAGCACAATATTTTCGAGTTCGACGAGACGACTGGTCGCATATTGCAAAAGGCGAACGACGTTGCTCATGCTGATGCTCTCCGATCGATATACACGTACTGTTTAACCATGGACTGCCCCCGCCCCGGTAGACGATCCTGCCCTATAGTTGGATATACAGCACGACTCACAAGCACCATTTCATGACCAAACTCCCTCGCGAGAACCGGCCTTGCAGGCTCTCGCTTCGGGACCATCGTTTAAGCACCCGTTGCATAATGTTCTCATCATTTGAATTAAAGATTTCACAGCCTTTGCCGATACTACTCTGGTCCTTGCTTGTGACGCGTTGTTCAGTGCTGTTTGCTTTAGCCATTCGGACTGCTTACATACCGCATCAAAAAGCCAATCCTTAATATAAAGGGAACTTATGAGATTAAAATATGCAGCACTCATACTCGCCGTTGCCATTACAGGCTGTGATAACAAAAAAGACGAGATCGGTTGTTCCTCTGAAATGTCCCAGTCAGCGCTCTTGGATTTATTAAAAAAGTCTGCTTATGAAGGGCTCTCTGAACAGGTCGACAAATACCCTGACGTCACTAATCAGACCAAACGAAGCACCTTGGACAAGATCAAACTGGCCATCTCTGAAATCTCCACAACCTCAAGTGACACGGGAAGCACAATGAAAACGTGTGAAGGTACCGTCACGATGACCCTACCAGCGAATGAGTACGCTCAGCTTTCTGATGCTTACAGAAAAAACTTTAACCGTAATCTCGACAAGCAAATGGAAAGCCTGTCTTTAGATAACAACGCAAACAGCTTTTCAAAACGCATCTCCTACACAGCACAGGCGACCGACGATCAGAAAAACGTTTTTGTAAAAGCATCCTCTGATAATCCGATATCTGTGGGTGCTGCTGTACTTACATCGCTTTCAATCATCAACCCGATCGTTGAACAGCAGAAGATCCAGCAGGCTAAGGATGCCCAGCAGAGCCAAATTGAATCGCAACAGCAAGCTCAACTAAGGGCGCAACAACAGGCCCAATATGAGGCAGAGCAGCAAATTGAGAGACAGACACAGCTGCAGGAACAAGAAAAGGCAGTGCAGCAGGTTCAACAGCAAAACGCTGGGAGCCTTGATCAGTCCCGAATGGCGTTTGCAAATGCCGACTCTGATTTGAATACCGCCTGGAGCTCATTAACGCCGGCGAAGAAAAAGGAGTTACTGCCTTCTCAACGCCAGTGGATTAAAACAAAGGATGCCATGTGCGGCAAAGTCTCAATGCAGGGAACAGATTCTGAAGTGAAAAAAATGGTCGACTGCCAGACGCAAATGACCCTTTCAAGGACTGCTTTCATCAGAACACAATAACTGAAGCTCCTTTCAGGCCGGTGGCCAGTGCTGAGCTGGCTCCGACGTAATGCTTGATAATTTCCGCCGTGTCCTCTGACATTTTTCAAGCATGACACACAAGCGACACGTCAAAACCAGAGTATTACAAAATCACCTTTAGTCAGTTACTTAACTAACTTGACCCCGGGTGGAGTGTCATCTTTGTGCCAGGAGCGGACCTTTACAGGTAGAATATAGATTACGCCCCTATCAGAAAAAGTCGTGTCAGTGGTCTTTCTTACACCGCGTGTTTAATTCTCGGCATTATTAGGTATAGGGGTAATTATGTTCAGTTCTGCTAGCAATGAAGGATTTGTGGTTATGCTGAAAATTACTTCACCGTAGAATGTTTTGAATCGCTACGGCATACCTTATTACTATTTGAAATAATCTATAGAAGTGTTAACTTCTTGTATGTTAAATTTACTATTTTTAATATAAAGCAACTGGATGCAAAGATGAATACTGCCTTACCAAGATATCTGTCGATTATTAGCATATTACTATTCCTAAGTGCCTGCTCTGCGGTGCGAGACACTTCTGACAGGGCATACGTATATGATCAAGAACATAGTATCGCCTGGAATATCATCAATTCTTCCGGCATGGATACTTACAGAGATGCACAAGTCACCCCATCTCAAAAATTAATGTACAGCCGTAATGACTACGATTTTTCTTTCCCTGAACTGAGAGGTGAAAACTTAAATGAAAGCTCTCTATCGTTAACTCCACTACTTCAATACATCCCCACAGGTATGGGGGCAGAAGACTGGCAAAATGACGGGATCCTTGCATGGATTCCTACCGAGCTAGCGTCCTCTCCAGAGGTCGCATCTCAGATACTGTCTGATACGTTCGAACATGCCGTTTTAGAAACCTTAAAAGAATCTAAAAAAGTACATGGGGATTTTCGCAAAGGGGAAGGATATAATGATTATCTAGGGAAATACGTTTTTCAGGTTAATGCGTCCCGTTATCTGGCAATCCAATTCGCAGATGAGTATGCCGGGTGCGAACTTCATAATAATAAATATTTTGACGCTGCAATAGCAAAACTTCCAGATTGTACCTTGTATATTAATTTCCACGATTCAGAGAAAATTGTTCGCACACCTGATTTCATAAGTAAAAATATTACAGGTAAAAGTTATCTCATAAGACATGATGGAGTGAATGCAAGTTTCATTAGTCCGATCTATAGACAAATTACCAGTCACGCCAAAACAAATGCTGTTCGTCTTAATTATGCTTTTGCTCAACAACTCAGCCGTCATCTTCCTGATTGGGTAATAATTTATATTTCTCCTCATGAGGAAAGTGGTATGCCTGCGGTGGCATTACAGGCAGGGAAAGTACATTTTTTTATTCGGAGTGAATAGTTTCAAGATAAAGAGAGCAGGAGTTATCAATAGATATTGACCTGCTCTCCGTTGATTCACACGTAGCAACTTAAGTAATTCCATCAACTAAAACAGTTACCCAATTCCGCTCCTCGCTCATAGCAGACCATTTCATCCCTATACCCTCCCATCGGCTTTCATACGCTCATATTTGGCTTTCAAAAGCTCAGCTGGAGTTTGACCCTTTGGCGATACTGGCGTCGCCAGCGCTCGACAAGCAAGCGTGTTTGTCCGCTCAGTGCCAGAAGCGGATGTTGCTAAATCAGTCTAAGTTAATAAACGGGGAACTAGTCAGAACGACGAAATGATAAGCAGGAAAGCCTGCGCGCCCGACTTCATCGAGAAATCATTGAACGTGATTATCACCTCAGCGCGGCCATGTACTGCGAAACGGCGGCATTGGATCAATTCTTCTGGATATTCGTCAACAAAGACGAGAACTACCACTGGATCGCCATCATTGAGGCATCAGAAGAACTGCTGGAGCAGGGCATGCTTGAGTACCGTAAATCAATGCGTGCCATCGCCACTGGCTTCGATACTGGCGAGTGGCCAGCACCGATTACCAATGATTACACCGACGAACTGAACGACTTTGACATGCGCCGCCTTGAAGCGCTGCGTTCTCAGGCATAAGGGGAATGATGATGGAAAACATGAATATCGTAACTGCTGAGCAGCAGGCTCCGAACACTATCTCTGCCAGTAACTCAATTTTCAATGTCCAGGCCTTGGGCCAGCTACAGGCTTTCGCCGGTTTGATGGCTCAATCTGTCGTCACCGTGCCGGCGCATCTTGCAGGAAAGCCTGCTGATTGTATGGCTATCGTAATGCAAGCTATGCAGTGGGGTATGAACCCTTACGCGGTGGCACAAAAAACTCACCTGGTTAACGGTCAGTTGGGTTACGAAGCGCAGCTAGTTAATGCCGTAATCACCAGTTCCAGTGCCATTCATGGCCGTTTCCATTATCGCTACGGCGGTGACTGGACACGTTGCACCAGAACCAAAGAAGTGTCGCGTGAGAAAACAGGTAAGAATGGAAAGTACAACGTTATCGAACGTGTTCGCGACTGGACTGATGAAGACGAAGAAGGGCTTTACGTTGAGGTTGGAGCCATTCTACGTGGCGAAAGTGAAATCACGTGGGACAAACCTCTTTACCTGTCTCAGGTGGTTACCCGAAATTCGCCATTGTGGGTTTCAAAACCAGACCAACAAATAGCCTACCTCGGCGTTAAATATTGGGCACGGTTGTATTGCCCGCATGTGATCCTCGGTGTTTATACGCCAGATGAGCTCGAGCAACATACCGAACGGGAAATCAACCCGGCACCTACCCAGAAACTGAGCCTGTCTGATATCAAAGGTGACAATGTTACAACCACGCAGAACGCCCAGGAGTCATCCGCAAATATCGATACTCTGGCCGAGGATTTCCGCGACCGCATCGAGGCCGTTCAGGATGTAGATAGCGCCAAAGCGCATCGAAACTGCTAAAGCGGCGCTTGGATCAGCTCTGTTCACTGAACTGAAAAACAAAGCGGTGAAGCGTTACTACCTTGTAGATGCTCGCAACAAGGTGGAGGCGTCGATTAACTCTTTACCCCAGCCTGACGAGCCGGATGCCGCCGAGCGGTTCGCGGAAGCCGAACGCGTGCTGGCATCGTCAAAGCGGCACCTGGGAGAAGAGCTGCACGATCAGTTCAGCATCACACTGGCGGATATGAAACCGGAATACGTGGCCTAAGGATACTGGGAGGGGCAACCCTCCCCTTAAGGAGACTACATGCGACTGATCAATCGAGGCAGTAAGCAATCCCCTTTAGCTCGTCAGGCATGTGACATCGCGCTCGCCGCGCACCAGCAACGATACGGCGACTATGGGCGAAGCAAAATGAAAGAGACTTATACGGTGAGGGTTTAAGGCGTGAAGGTCTGGGTGGAGGTGGTGAACCGAAAGGCGAGCTACGTGGCTACAGCAATGACGGGCATGCGTCGGCTCCGTTCCCTACCCGGTCAGGCCTCCTGATATCGGAATATCAATTATTTTTAACCGGCATCTTTATACTGATGCCGGTTACCTGAGGTGAACTATGTCACAGGTAATTTTTAACGAAGAGTGGATTGTTGAGGCCAAACTCACCGAAAGAACTGGGCTCTCAAGTGGGCAAATCAAGAGCTACCGTCTTAAATCATGGGTCAACGGCATCCATTTTAAATACGTTACCGCCGATGGCAGAACAGAGTCCGAGAAAGGACTAGCCTGGTACAACTACCCTAAAATAAACCATTTCATTAAGGACGCGTAATGGCAGGCTTTCCTACCGGTGTTGAAATCCACAACGGTAAACTGAGGATCTCATTCAAGTATAAGAATATTCGCTGCAGGGAAGTTTTGCAGGGTTGGGCGGTGAACAATTCTAACGTCAAGAAAGCCGGCAATCTTAGAGCGCTGATATGCGCTGAAATTCAGCTGGGTACATTCAAATACGAAGAGCGCTTTCCGGAGAGCAAAGCACTGAAGAAGTTTTCGACGCCCGTAAAGAGCGTCTTAACCTTTGGAGAGCTGTGCGATGCATATCACGCAGTGAAAGAGGTGGAGATCAGCCCGGCAACGATGATGATTACTCGCTCGGTCAGTACTCTCTTCACGAAAATTATCGGAGAAAGCACTTCTCTTGAAGAAATTCAGCTAAACGATATGTTGTTGTACAGGAAGAAATTACTTGAAGGGGAATTTAAGGCCAGATCCGATGGGCAACGCACCGTCAGAACTGTTAACGCCTTCATGGGGCAATTATGCAGAATGCTCAGCTTCGCTCACCAGAGTAACTACATCCAGCACAAGCCGTTTGAGAACATAAAGAGTCTGAAGACATCTGAACTTGATCCAGACCCATTGCTGAAAGAAGAATTTCAGGAGCTATCTAAGCACTGGCAGGGTCAGCATTTAAACCTTTGGACGTTTGCCGTCTATACCGGCTTACGCCATGGTGAATTAACCGGTCTGGCCTGGGAGGATGTCGACCTAACGAATGGCGAGGTCCATGTTAAGCGTACAATGACGCTCACAAAGAAGTTTGGTCCACCGAAGACAAACGCCGGTGTGAGGACAGTAAAGCTGCTAAAACCGGCTCTGGAAGCGTTAACGAGGCAATTCGAGCTTACTGGCAATAAGGTGCCCGCAGAGATCGACTTTTACCACCGCGAACGTGGGAAAACTGAAAAGCAAAGCCTGAGATTCTGCTTCGTGCCCAACAATGATGAAGGGGAAATGAGCAGGCATTATTCTCAGAGCACGATAAATCTGACATGGCCGGGCGCCATGAGAAAATCAGGCGTAAGGTATCGTAGTCCCTACCACACCCGGCATACATATGCCTGCTGGTTACTATCAGCTGGTGCAAATCCATCGTTCATTGCCAGCCAGATGGGGCATAAAAATGCGCGTATGGTTTACACCGTATGTTCAAAATGGATCGTGCGGATGAACGATGACCAGATAGACATGTTAAACGCGAAAATTTAG